CACTGGTGTTACACAGGCCTATTCTGCAACCCCTTACAGTAACGCAGCAATCGCAATCAGCAGCGTGGCCTATACAGGTAACTTGGTAACAGTTCTTACAGGTAACGTACACGGACTTAGCCTTGGTAACGAAATTGGTATAACTGGCTTGACAGCTAGTACTAACCCACCTAATGGATCTTGGACAGTGGCCACAGTTGCCAACAGTACAGCATTCAGCTACTATGCAACCAGTGTTCCCACTGGCTCCATTACCAGCACAGCGGCTAGCCTTTATGTACGTCCATTGGGCTTGACTCTACATCGTCCAACACAGGCCGGTGTGCGTTTTTCAACTAACAGTTCAAGTCACAATCATCAGTACATTCGTCAAACTCGACGTTACTTCCGTTATCAATCTGGTAAAGGTATCCAGATGTCGACAGGAACTACATTCAAGTCAAACATGTTCATTGACTCGATTACCTACAGCGCTGCTACGGGTTTGGTAACTGTTAAAACCAAAGACCCACACAATATTACCATTGCTGGTGTTTACATTACTATCTTCAACTGTAACGAATCTGGCTATAACGGCACATTCCCTAACATCACAGTTGTTGATCCCTACACATTTACCTACAATCCGCTACAGAATACAACATCAACAGGTGTTGCTCCAACTATTCTACAGGCCAGCGGTAACTATACAGCGGCAGTAAACAGTTGGTACAGCGGTACAATTCGTGTTGGTATGTTTGACAGCCAAAACGGCATGTTCTTTGAATTTGATGGACAAACACTATATGCAGTTCGTCGCAGCAGTACCTACAACTTGAGTGGTACTATTGCAGTTAACGTTGGTAGCAACATTGTTACAGGTACTAACACAGCGTTCTCTAAACAGCTAGTTCCAAATGATTTTATTGTGATCAGAGGTATGACATATCGTATTGTGAACATTCTCAGCGATACGGTAATGACTATTACTCCGCAATATCGTGGCCTGGTTAACATTACCAATGCTACCTACAGCAGAACAGTTGACACACGTATTCCGCAAAGCCAATGGAACATTGACCGTTGTGATGGCACAGGCCCAAGCGGATACCGTATTGACTTAACCAAGATTCAGATGTGCTACCTGGACTATTCATGGTACGGCGCAGGTTTTATACGTTTTGGATTCCGTGGATCAGACGGCAAGATTATTTACTGCCACACACTACTGAACAACAACGTTAACCAAGTTGCTTATATGCGTTCGGGTAACTTGCCTGCACGTTACGAAACCAACACATTTGCCAACAGCACAGTGTTGTTGGGCAACGTGGCACCCGCAGATACCAGCATCTTGTTAACAAGTTTGCCACAACCTTGGCCACAGACTGGTATTGCAGTAATTCGCAACACCAACCAACAAGAATATGTTTACTTTACTGGCAACACAATCAACAGTAATGGTAGTGCATTCTTAACCGGTTTGACACGTGGACAGCCTGGCGCAACACAGACCTGTACCTACACAGTGGGCAATGCAGTTGTTACAACAGCCAACACCTTGTTCTTGCAACCTGGCATGTACGTGACTGGCAACGGTATTCCTGCACAAGCCTATGTCAGCAGTATTGCTGCCAACAGCAGCATTACATTGAGTGTAGCACCATTCTACGCCAACACACAGGCACTGATTTTTGCACCAATGGGGCAAACAGCACAAACATTTGTTGCAAACACAGCATCGAGCGGGCCTACATCTAGCCCAACAGTAGTTGAATTCCATGGCCCAAGCTACAGCCCAGAAGTCAATCATTGGGGCACAAGTGCTATCATGGATGGACAGTTTACAAACGATAAACAGTACATCTTTACCAAAGGCATGACTACATTTGCCAACGTTTGGCCAGGACAGTCAACTGCGGTTATGAGCTTCCGCCTAGCGCCTAGCGCAAGTCAAGGTCAGCCTGGTAGTACAATAGGTCTGCGTGAAGTTATCAACCGTATGCAGTTTGTTCCTTTTGAACTTGACGCATACAGCAACGGATCGTTCTTGATGAGCGTTGTACTAAACGGAACAGTCAGCAGCAGCTTGCCAGGTTGGCAAAACGTTGGTGGTTCTAGCTTGAGCCAATACCAATTCCATGCTGCCAATACCACAGTCAACGGCGGCGAAACTGTGTTTGGTTTCTACATGAACACCACAGGCTCTCAACAGTCTGCGGGCCCTGGCGTTGGAACAACCTACAATACTACACAGCAAGACTTTTCGCAAGTTAAGGACTTGGGTACAAGTATTTTGAGTGGCGGACAAATTGCAGGTAACGTCTCAGTCTACCCAGACGGTCCAGACGTTATGACCATTGTTGCTACTAACTTGACACAGTTGCCAGCATCGGGTGCAGGCTTCCCTGCTAACTTGGTTGCACGTTTAAGCTGGACTGAGGCACAGGCCTAAAAGGAGACCGCAATGCTGGTCTCCAGTAGCACACAGATTTTACCAGCAGTTACAGATCCCAACAATTTCTACGTTGGGATGTATAATACCACTGCCGGTAGAATAACTAGCCAGTTTGCTAGTCCTAGTCTAACTTTCAACCCTAGTGCCAACGTGTTTGCAGTTAATGGTAGTTTGGTTGTCAGCAACGGTGTGTTCTACGCCAACGGTGTAGCATTCAGCAGTGGCGGTACATTTACTGGTGGTACTATCACAACCAGTATTATTCCCAGTTCAAACGTAACCATTAACCTTGGATCTACTACCAACTGGTTTGGTAACATTTATGGCACAAGCACACATGCCTTGTACGCTGACTTGGCAGAAAATTATACAGCCGATGCCACCTATGCACCAGGCACAGTAGTTGTATTTGGCGGCACAGCAGAAGTTACTATCTCTACAGTAGACCATGACAGCGCAGTAGCAGGAGTAGTATCTACAGATCCTGCCTATTTGATGAACAGTGACTCTAACGGCCTGCCAATCGCTCTACAAGGACGTGTACCCTGCCAAGTAAAGGGCCCTGTAGCCAAAGGTGCAGTATTAGTGACCAGCACAATTCCAGGAGTTGCACAGGCCATTGACAATAAAAAATTTGTACCAGGCTGTGTAATTGGTAAAGCACTGACCGCAATAAATACAGACACAATAGAAACCATCGAAGTGGTGGTTGGGAAACACTAATGCAAAAAATTAAACAAATGTACCGTAGCAACTATGTAGGTGAAGAAATACTTCGCGAGTTGAACTACACCGGAGGTGCATGGGTCAAAACTGCTGAATATGTGCCTAGCGCAGTTACTAATCGACAAATATCCAACCGTGCAGTAGTGTTGGGCAATGGTCCTAGCCGTACTGAACTATATCCCAATGGCAACTTGTTCCAGTTACTAGACAATCACAAAGGCGGATTGTTGGCAGCAGGTGCAGTACAGACTTACGGTTGTAATGCTATCTTACGTGACTATACACCTGACTTTGTTGTAGCCAACGATGAAATGGCGCAAGAGATTATTGAAAAAGGCTATAACTACCAAACCATTGTGTATGGTACCAATGCCATGGTCCTGAGCTATCCCGGCAAGTTCTACAACGTGCCGCAAGCACCTAACTGGGACATGGGTGCTACCGCAGCATATCTTGCCTGCTTTGATGGACACCGTACAGTTTATCTAATGGGCTTTGACCAGCACAGTGGACATACCACTCGTCAATTCAACGTGTATGCAGGCACACGTGGCTACCCTTCTGTTGAAAGTTTGACCACAGAAGCCTACTTCGAAAAGACTATGCTACAGGTCATGAAATTGTATTCTGATGTTGACTTTGTTCGAGTAAGCCCATCTAAGGATTACTACATGCCCGAAAGTTGGAAATACCAACTTAACCTGCGTCAAATTGACTTCAGAGACTTTACTCTAGAAGTAGACTTATAAACTTTCAAGGGTGCGGATCTTGTCAATCACACTGGCAAATTTGAAACTGCGCCATACTCCAGGATGTAGGGGCTTAGGGTAATCATCCAATGGTACCCAGCAGTAGCCTCTATGCTCTCGATTTAGTACCGGAGCAAACTCCTCGTCAACTCGTATAACATAGGTATGGTATTCAAACTTACCTGTATCACTGGTGAACTTTTCAATAGGAACTAGTTTAGCATCCGCAATAATGCCACCTAACTCTTCGGCTATTTCTCTAGTTAATCCAGCAACCACAGTTTCGTTGGGCTCAATCTTACCGCCCACAAGACCCCAGGTGCCGCTGTGAGCACCATCGTTGCGTAGTAAAAAAAGATATCTGTGAGTTGCTCGACAGTAAATCAACGCACCAGCGCCAATTAGAGTACCAGCATCCAGTCGCCTTGATTGTACATTCCGTCGTAGCTCTTTGTCCATTGCATGTCTTGCCATTTATATTGAATACCGGTTGTTAGATTAGTAACATATTGTAAACTATTTTCGTTAGCACTGTCAAACGATACTGTCCAATGTACTCCGTTGTACTGTACAATATCATTGGCGTGAGCAACCAAATCTTGTCCGTCAGTACCACGCCAAGCCAAAGCACCGTTGGAGTTACTGTAATCACCAATGTCATTGATCAACAAATAACGAGTTCCGGTTGCTGGGTTAGTTAAGAAACTGCCCACATTGACATTTTGTGGATCAATGATAGCGTTGATAGGATTCAGAGTATTTGCAGGTAGTGTATCACCAAATGGTGTGTAGAGCAAGGTGCTAGGATCTGCAGGATTAGTTGCCACAGTGCCTACAATCTCGCTGCCATTTGGTTGACTTAAACGAATCTCAGTTGACCCAGATATAAAATTACCATACTCGTCCAGTAGAGGTGCCCAAGCACGTCTAGTTCCAATTACTCCATCTACTCCGTATTCATTGTAAACTGCTATGTCTTCGGGTTTGAGTAATTTTAATGTATAGTAAGGAGTACCACCGGTAACATAGGAGTTCAGCAGCACGCCATAGTTCAGTACAGAGATCACCTGTTGAGTGCCTAGACTTTCTAATGTGCTGAGATCTTGGAAGTTGGTGATGACCTGTTGTATAACGCCCATCTTCTTGACCTTGACACTGGTGCTGATCCAGATAGGAATTTCAAATGTGTAGGTAAACACACTGATAGGCTCTTCGCCGCCTGTGGGCACACTACGGCTATCCCAGTTTGTGTCAGTTAAAAATACGGCACTCAAACTGCTCCAGTCAATGTAGTTGTCTGTGCTTTGTATTTCCAATGCTGGATTAAACAACACACCAATCTGTTCAACTAACTGAAGTTTTTGTTCAGTGTTGCTGGTCCACACATCCATCTTTAGTGTCAGTTTATAAGGCACAGGCATTAATCGATCAATGCTATAGGATGCTCCTTGTTTGTTGCCATAAGTACCAGTCACGGGGTCGAACTCACGTTGACGTATCTGCATGGTTTCGACAACGTAAGGGTTTAGCACTCGATCACGATCGTATTCTAGTCCGCCAACATAGACTGCCATGGCTGGTACAGCATTGATGGTGTTTTCGCTATTGTTGCGGATAATCTGTGCAGCCTGGCGACTTGGATCTCCGTACATGACCGGCACACGTTGCAGACTAGTAATTCCGTTACGGTCTTTGCCAAACTCCACATAAAAGTCCGACACCAATCTAATAAATTGACTAATGAATTTACGTACCTGTCCGTCGTAAAAGTAATTTGAAGGGGTTGACATTAATTATCTGCTTTCGGAGTAAGAGCTGTGCTAAGGCTTTGTCGTACAGGAACCTGTTGTCCCTGATCATTGGTAAAGGTACCTGAAGCATTGACAAATGTGCCCAACTGTGTTTGATTGTTTGAGCCCTGTGTGAGGCTTGTGCGTTGTACGTCATTAACTGTGACCCACATTTTGCCATTGTATTGGAACACACGATTTGGCACGTAGTCTGTACGCAGGAAGTAGTCACCGCTAATGGCATTGATAGGGAACTGTATACCAA